ATGANGATTGGATTCATTCAATAGAGGGNGTNGANGAAGTATTCGACCCTGAGACACANAAACTANTAGCACAGTTCTAAAACTGTCACAATGCNCCTNGAATCNAGGGGCATTTTTTATTATACTATGGTTATTGACACAAACACTATGGAATTGAGAGATCATCAAAAAGACATTATACAGTTGATGACAACANAACCAAAAGGCAAGATACTTGTGCCTACTGGTGGTGGTAAGACAATGTGTATGATTCAAGATGCTAAGTGGCGTTTCAGTATGCCTGTGCCTCAGACTATAGTTGTTGTTGCTCCTAGAATACTATTGGCAAATCAATTATGTTCAGAGTTCCTTGAGCATATTGACAATACAGAGGTGCTTCATGTACATAGTGGAGACACACACCATTTCAAGACTACTAAACCAAAAACTATGGAGAAGTGGTATCACAAAACTGTCAAGAATATCCTGATATTTACAACATATCATTCTTTACACAGAATACAGGAAGCACAGGATATTGAGGTGGACACAATATATTTTGACGAGGCACACAATTCAGTACAAAAGAATTTCTTGCCTGCTGTCAAACATTTCTCAGACTATGCTAATCGTAAGTATTTCTTTACTGCTACACCTAAGAACAGTAATATTCCAGACATGGGTATGAATGGCAAAACATTTGGCAAAGTTATTGCTCAAGTGCCCGCTCCTGATTTGATTGCTAAAGGTTATATTATACCGCCAAAAGTCAAGGCAGTAAAATATCCAGTTGGACAATTTGGTAGTCAGGAAGAGATTGACAAGAAAGTTATCCTTGACGCTCTCAAGAATGAGACACACATGGACAAAGTGTTGGTCACATCTAAGTCAACTGCAAACATTCGTAACCTTATCACAAAGACAGACTTTCAGGCAATATGCCATACTATGAAATATAATGTCTTATGGATTACATCAAAGTATGGTGCTATCATTAATGGTAAGAAAGTAAACAGAGAAACATTCTTTAACTTAATGAACAAGTGGGGCAGTGACCCTGAGAAAAAGTTTGTTATGTTTCATCACTCTATATTATCAGAGGGTATGAATGTCAGCGGACTTACTGCTGCCATTCTTATGAGAAACCTTGATCTTATTACTATGGCACAAACTATTGGTAGAGTCATCAGACTTGACAAGAGTGATGCTGCTAAACTAAGATCAGGAGAACTAAAACCACAGAGCGAGGGTTTCAAAAAACCATTTGGCAAGATGTTCGTGCCAGTGTACAACAATGTTGGTATCTCTACAGAAAAGAGATTACAGAATGTTGTTGACACTATCTTTATCAAAGGAGAGGCACAGGAATCAATCATCAACAGAAAAAAGTAACTAGATAGTACAATGGAATCAAACAAAATGGATAAAATTCGTCAACTCAATTTGGCAAAAATGGAACAACATTATGCTGATAGAATGATAGTTTTAGTTGATGATTTACAACTTGCCAAAGCAGAGGCATTAATGCAAGAAATGACCTACACAGGCGAAGAGTATCAAGACGTTGATTTATTTCTTGATGATTTGACGGATTGGTTAGATAGTCCATTTCCAGGCACAGACTTAAATTTTTATGATAAAGATGACTAAAGAAGAAAGGCAAACTAAAAAAGAGTTGATGCAAATAGTCTATCCTAATCACTTAAAGTATCTAAAGAAATTAAAGGCAGCATTGAAACGTGACCCACATGGCATAAAACCAAAGAGAAAAACTAGAAAAAACTATAAAAGTAAATGAATGAATCTCTAATGTTATTTGCCATTGGCATCAATAAGTTTACTGTGAACAACTGGGCAGAAAAGAAACCTAAGTTGCTCGAAATGATTAAACTTAGTGATGATGATGTTGCTTTCCTTGATGCTAAAGAGTGTAAGACAGACTACTTTAAATATAATACTCGCCCGCCATATTTTGATGAGTTTTGTAATGTAATGGCGGAAGAATTAGATGAGATAGTACAAGTATTCACAGAGGGATTGGCAGACAGGTACAGAGGAGAGTGCCCAGTAAAAAGTTTAGATTACTGGCAATTATGGTCACAACAATATACTCAGGGAGAGCATCATGGTGCTCATAATCATGGTATGATGAACTTATCATGTGTATTATATGTTGAGTTTGATGAAAAGGAACATTTAGGCACATCATTCTATTCGCCATTTCCTAATCCTTACTATGGTACAATACACAAAGCACAACCGCCTGTCAAGGAGGGAGAGATAATTGTATTTCCATCATTATTATTACATGAGTGCCCAGTTAATCCATCAAAGAAACAAAGAACAATAATGTCATTCAATATACCAATGGCATGACAGTTAACAAACTGGCACACAGGGGGTTGTATTGTTGCCATGATGTAGTATTATATAAATGTGAGGGATATGCGGTTCTACTGCCCCAAAACTGAGTTAGTACTTCCTTTGAGAAGTGAAGCACCTCTTGACCAGTTAGTAAGGACACAGGTGTAAGCGATTCCCAGTAGGTAAATTTGGGCGCCATGAGTGAAACTCAGATCAGTTCGCCCCGCTCTCTCACATTTTATGTTATAATGGTACTATGAAGAACAAACATCTAGAGCACCCAGAAGATTCTATTCTCAACAAAGGTAGAGAAGGCGCCCTTGAAGTACTCAAGTATCTAAAATCAAAGAAGAATGAAATATCAGTTAAGTATGATGGCGCCCCCGCTATAGTATGGGGTAGAAATCCAGAGAATGGCAAGTTTTTCGTTGGCACTAAATCAGTATTCAATAAAGTTAAAATCAAGATCAACTATACACATCATGATATAGAAGTCAATCATGGACACATACCCAGAGTGGCATCTATCTTACATCTATGCTTTGAGAAACTGCCAAGATATGATGGCATATTTCAAGGAGACTTTATTGGTTATGGTGGCACAGATACATTTGACCCAAACACAATTACATATAAGTTTGATAAAGATATTAAACAAGATATTGTAGTTGCTGCTCATACTCGATACATTGGCAGACAAATGAAGAATTTGGAGGCAGTGTTTCATTATAATAATGCTTGGAGTGAAGAAGTTAAATTTCTTGATGCTAGTGCTTCAATCAACAAGAGAAGTAGAAAGTTAGATTTGTTATTGAGTCTTGCTCAAACTGCCTGTAGATTTGTTAGATTTCCTACAACAAAGGAAGGCGAAAAGATCAAGGTAATTGTAAATAGTTTTATCAGAGAACAAAAAGAATTAAATCCAGAGGCACTTGCTGCTGCTACTGGTTTCGGCAAGAATTTGTTTTATCTTTATAATTTCATTATCGAGATAAAAGAATTACTTATGGAAGGCATCACATCTAAAGAGAATATAGAATGTTTTATTGATGCTGTCAAGTGTGAGCATGAGGGTTATGTGATGACAAATGATTTTGGTACATATAAGTTGGTTAATCGTAAACAATTCTCTTATGCTAACTTCAATGTGAGAAAAGAATGGAAAAAAGAAATGAGTCTCACATGATACAATTAATAATCATAGCATTCTATAATAT